CCTAGGGCGAAGCGATCAGTACCACTAAATACGGGATAATTCTATTCAGTATTGAATCTCATTATGTGAGACAATCAGCTTGGTATAAAACTCATACTGGGTACATTAAAAATGTACCTGTAGATGAATCTTCATAACCTACTGGGTAGGTTCTTAAATTCATCCTCAACTTGGTATAAGGAATCTGTGATTCCGGCCCTTTGAATATTCCGGCCCTATTTTAGGAGATTACGTGGCTGATAACTCAGCAGATATAGCCAAGCGTATTATCCTTGGATGTGTAGCAGAAGGTATGACTATCGACGCCGCCTGTGGTAGCGCCGGTAAATCCATCAAGACCTATGAGTACTACCGTCGCACCGATAAGGTATTTGCAGATAAGATAGATCGAACCCGCCTTGGCCTGAAGGAAAAGTCCTTTGCATCCGGCGATGTTCACGATATCGACTTCGTAGAGTTCCGCCAGAAGTTCCTACACTCTAAAACCTTTGCTCACCAGAAGAACCTCATAGATGTTATTGAAGGGCGTGAACCTTCTTGGTTCCACCCCAGTATGAAATATGAGCCAGGACTTGCCTCAAACCGCGTCCTGATAAATATTCCGCCAAACCACGCCAAGTCGATTACGGTCACCGTCGACTACGTTACCTGGCAGGTAGCACGTAACCCCAACTTCCGAGTACTGATAGTTTCACAGACACAGCAACTTGCAGCAGACTTTCTCTACGCCATCAAGCAGCGACTAACGCATCCGATGTATGCAGACCTTCAGAGCGCTTATGCAGCTGGCGTAGGGTTTAATTCTAAAACGGCCTCGTGGCAGGCAACCCGCGTCACCTTCGGTGATGAACTTCGTGAGTCTAGCGAAAAGGATCCGAACATCGAAGCCGTCGGTATCGGCGGTCAGATTTACGGTAAGCGTGCCGATATGATTATTGTTGATGACGCCGTTACCTTGAAGAACGCTAATGAGTTTGAGAAGCAGATCCGGTGGTTAACCCAGGACGTGCGTTCCCGTCTTAACCCTACCGGCAAGCTAATTATTATTGGTACACGAGTAGCCTCGGTAGACCTATACCGCGAGCTACGCTCTGAGGATAGATACCCAGGCGGCCTTGTCCCTTGGAAGTATCTTGCGATGCCAGCACTGCTTGATGCAGATGAAGACCCTGACAAGTGGGTTACGCTTTGGCCTGCCTCAGATGCACCCTTTGATGGACAGGCAGAATCGGATAAGAACGATGACGGCCTATATCCACGTTGGTCTGGTCGTAACCTTTACAACGAACGCCAAGCGATGGATGCTAGTACTTGGGCTTTGGTCTATCAGCAGCAGGATGTATCCGAAAACGCTGCCTTTGACCCCGTGTGTGTAAAAGGTTCTATTGATGGAATGCGTAAGGCTGGTAACTTAGTTGCAGGCCACCCAGGACATCCACGAGACTTAAACGGCTTTACCTACATCTGTGGGCTAGACCCTGCGATGATTGGCGATACCGCAGCTATCTGCTACGCCATTGATAGATCAACGAGTAAGAGGTACATAGTAGATGCTATCAAGATTAGCCGTCCGTCTCCAGCCGATATACGTAATCTTATTTTTGATTGGACATCCCTATACTCACCGTCCGAATGGATCGTTGAGAAGAACGCCTTCCAATCCTTCTTAACGCAGGACGAAGGCATCCGTATGCACTTAGCCTCACGAGGCGTGCAGTTTAAGGAACACCATACCGGCTCTAACAAATGGGATGCCGGTTTCGGTGTGGCATCTATGTCTACCCTCTTTGGTACCAAGCAGTTTGATGGTAAGCACCATCGAGATAACCTGATACACCTTCCATCAGATCAGACCGAGAACATTAAGGCTCTGATAGAGCAGTTAATTACCTGGACTCCAACGACTAAGGGTAAGACCGATATGGTGATGGCGCTGTGGTTCTGTGAGATTCGAGCACGCGAGATGCTCAACTTCGGACAGTACGCAACCCACCATATGAAGAACCCTTTCCTCTCTCGTCACGAGATAGGCAAAAGAACAGTGATTAACTTAGAAGAAGCATTCGCAGAGCAAAACAAAATCAGAGTAATTTAGGGAGATAACATTGTTATCAGTCAAAGAAGTTGACGCGAAGCTATCGCGGCTACGCTCACGGTCAGCATCACGCGACCAGCGTATGCGCGACGTGCTTTCGGTACGTCAAGGAGATATCTCAAAGGTATTTCCATCTATGTTCTCCGAGGACTATCCTAAGCCTCTCGTTGCCAACTTCATTGACGTAGCAGCACGCGATCTAGCAGAAGCAATGGCACCACTGCCATCCTTTAACTGTTCAGCAACTAATATGGTTTCCGACTCTGCCCGTAAGATGGCAGATACTCGCACCCGTATTGCCAACTTCTATGTATCAAACTCTGACCTACAGCTTCAAATGTACACCGCAGCCGACTGGTATAACACCTATGGTATGTGCGTTGGTATGGTTGAGATGGATTACGATGATAACAACCCACGTATCCGTATGCTCAACCCATTCGGTGTCTACCCAGAGCTAGACCGTTACGGCAGAACATTATCTGTGACTCAGGTTATTATTACCGATGCAGAGTCTTTGGCAGCGCAGTACCCAGAGTTCTATGAGCAAATCCTTGGTCGCAACCAGTACCAGCTATCTTCACCGTATGTGTCAATGGTTCGCTACCACGACAAGGATCAGGACCTACTCTACTTACCAGAGCGTAAGAACCTAGTCCTATCTTCAACACCTAACATTCTTGGTAAGTGTATGGCACGTACCGTAATGCGTTCATCCCTAGACGGAGAAGCACGCGGTCAGTTTGATGATGTACTCTCAGTACAGCTCGCTCGTGCTCGCTTTGCTATCTTGCAGATTCAAGCAGCTGAGAAGTCTATCCAAGCACCTATTGCTATCCCACAGGATGTGCAAGAACTTGCACTTGGTCCAGATTCCATTATGCGTTCTGCTAACCCACAAGGTATTCGCCGTGTACCACTTGAACTTCCACCTGGAGTCTTTACTGAATCCGGTGTACTAGAGCGTGAACTTCGTATGGGTGCTCGTTACCCAGAGTCTCGTTCAGGCAACATTGACGCATCAGTAGTTACAGGTCGTGGTGTGCAAGCACTACAGGCTGGATTTGACACACAGATTAAGGCAGCACAAGCACAGTTTGCTCGCCTCTTTACAGAACTTGCAGCGCTTTGCTTTGAAGCAGATGAGAAAGTATTTGGCGGCATCCCAAAGACTATTAAGGGAACCGACGATGGAACACCGTACGTACTTAAGTACATCCCATCACGCGACATTAAGGGCGAGTACGGCGTAGATGTCCGTTACGGCATTATGTCCGGTATGGATCCTAACCGCGCCATCATTGCTTTGCTACAAATGCGTTCAGATAAGCTCGTCTCACGTGACTATGTACGCCGTGAGATTCCAATGGACCTTAACGTTACACAAGAGGAACAACGTGTTGATATTGAAGAAATGCGCGACTCTTTGCGCGTTGCTGTTGCTCAGTACGCTCAGGCGATACCGGCACTCGCGGCGCAAGGCCAAGACCCTTCACAGATTATCGGGCGTATCGCAGCTGTTATCCAAGGTCGCCAAAAGGGACAAGCGCTAGAGAACATTATCGAAAAGGCATTTATGCCAGAACCAGCCCCAACCCCAGAGATGCCACCTATGGCACCAGGTATGGAGCAACAGATTCCAGCAGCAGGTGTGGCCCCCGCTCCTGCCTCGCAGCAACCTCCACAAGAACAAGCTGGTCAGGCCCCTGCTGCTGGTCAACGTCCAGATATAGCCCAACTACTAGCCGGTATTTCCGGCGCAGCTTAAGCGAGGGAGGTGTAAATATGAACAAAGGATCACGCGCAGCCGCACCAATGGCAAAGCCAAAGGAAGGCAAGATGGACCATTCCAAGCCAGCAGGTGGCAAGGTAATGGCATCAATGATGCCAGCAGGTCGCCCAGGCAAGAAGACAAAAAAGAGTTAATAAATTTAGTGGAAGGTGTATGGGACGATGGACAATAATAGAATTCGTCGTCCTATACGCCCTTCTGACTTTGTTGTAGTACTTGCAGAAACTGCGTATAATTTTGCGCAGGCTGCAACAGGATTTTTTGAATCATTATATGAATTAAGCATTTATCACGCTAACCACAAGACTGAAACTAATCAAGCGTGGGAGCAGATGGCGCAAGACCTAGAGACTTTAGAGGAGGACCGATGACAACAGCACCAATGAATCCATTGGCTGGCCCTGCAGGTCCTGGTAAATATTCAACACGTACAGATAACCTAA